CGGGGTAAAGCTCCCCTGAGCAGATAACACTGAGGTTAGTAGCCTATTCCCCCCTCCGCCCTGGCGAACCATATTATAAGGGGGGCGTCGCACGCATGAGAAGGCACTTCCTCTCGCTGCAGTGCACGGCTGAAAGTAGACTGGACGAAGGCCCGGTCGCGCCAGATGCGTGCCGGTATCTTTTTGTGGTTTTTGTGGGGGACAGAGTATATGTAAAGAAGAGAATGATGTGAGTCCTAGATAGCGAGTGCCGACACGGCATCGGTCACCATGCCCACGCCCGTTCCAATGGCTCCAATGGGGCCAGGGACGTACGAGGCGGCTCCCGCTATACTTCGTATGATCTTCATAACGGTTTCCCAGAATTTGGCATTTTCCGCACAAACCACAGCGAGTGGAATTTGCTGCATGGTCCGGCGGTAGATGTCAAGCGCGACAGGATCGTGATTAGGCGATGTTCCTGCATACTGGTAAAGGGGCGAGTTGGGACTCACCCTGAGCTCCAGGCAAGCCCAGACCTTCAAAACGAAGGAGTTGGTGGCGGGGTTGCCATTGGAGATTTTAATGATGATAGCGTCGGTGTCTCCCATCCCAAGGAAAGGACCGTTCAACACTCCAAACATACTGGTACCAGTTGTCTGGGCCGGTAGTTTGTTGTACCCCTCCATAATGTTGTTGAAGGGGAAGTCTGGCTGGTTGTTGCCGGACACGGAATAGAATCCGTCAATGAAGGAGTGGGAATAGTTTTCCGTGGGAACGGAGTTAGCGGCTTCCATCCCCGTCACAACAACCTCGGTCGTGCTGAATGACACGACAGGGGTTGTCGCAAAGGTTAACGCTACGTTCTCCAAGGATTGCTTAAGTGGCGCCTTCCAAACCTGGACGCTACCGGCAAACTGCATCATGTTGGATGTTGGGTAGAGGCCTGCACAGAGACTTGCGTATCTGAAGGCATCAACATTAGCAGCTCGATCGGCAGCTCCTGAAGCCTGATCACCGAAGAGGCTTCCGGTGCCAAAAGAACCAGGGAATGGTTCGGCAGTCCATGATGTGGTGCTAGTTGGAGCGACACCAGTATTGGTTTGGGCGTACCAATAAGCAACCCCCGGAGTTGGAGCGATGATGTAATAATCATCACGAGCAGCAGTGCCATTGAGAGACTTCGTAAGAACGTCTTTCCGCGAAAGAGTCTTCCCATTGTATGTATCAGGGATGCCCTTGCCCGGGTCGACGTTGAAGTCGGGGGGGGCAAAGGCACACTTGAGGAAGGCCCTTCCGGGGTCTGACATTCCAACCGCTCTACGCATCTTACCACGCTTAGGAGATTTCGGCTTGCGTCTACGTCCCCCATTGGATCGTTGAGACCCATTCTGACCGTTCTTTATCTCGCTGGGGCGCCCGTGTGACGAGGGCGCCTTCTTACCTTTTCTCACCATCTTGGATTCACAATCCACTCACCGGCCCGCATAGCAGGGCTCCAAAGTTTCAGCACAGATAAAGTCTGAGCTGCTAGTTGGCGCCCTGCGCATCTGAGAGATAGACCTCTCAATGGCGATCTGCTCCTCCGGTGACACTCCCCATGTCTCGAAGTACGACATCCTAGTACTGAAGCTTGGCGTCGGCGAGTCCACTCGTCCATACTCACGCGCCTTCATGCCGGGGTGATATTCATAGCTCCAGGGTTTACCTTCCCCCAAAGCATACAGTTGTCTGCCCAGTGCCGCTGCGAGGGGTTGCCCCCACCCCACGGCCACTTCACCCAGGCCAAGTCCCCTAAGGTACCTACCCGCCAGCGCACGGCCCATGGTCCTGGTGGTCCACAGTGGTCGCACGAGAACCCTTCTTGGGTCCCTCGACATGACCAGCGAACCATCGACCCACAGAGGTCGGCACTGACAGAAGTCCACTTGGGAGAGCTCACTCGTAGCCTCATACTTCATTTCCATTCCAAAGGAGAGAAAGTACTCCTTCACAGGCAACAACTTGCACACATCTGACTGATCAATCACGACCACGGAGTCGTCTCCATCGACGTAGATGGCACCCTTGACACCCGAGTCATCCAAATAGGACCCCAGCATGCCCGCCATCAGTATCGAATTCCCCAGCCCCGTGTTCATGTCCCCCGACATCCTCGTGCCGGGAGTTGTGTAAGTTGTTCCATTCTTGGTCCTACCCCGGTTGACCAATTGCTGTTTCAACAGCCATCGGAGTCTCTGGCGCGCTGAGCGTTTGGTAAGTCCTTTGTAGACCCTGTGTTCGATTTTCAGGAGCCCACTAGAGACATGCGCGTCAAAGTTGCTAGCATCTAAGAGTAGGTAGTATGGATCAGCGAACTCGCTGGACTTAGCCAATAAGTCGGACCCACGCTGATGGTGGTTCCTCCCCTTGGCGATCAGTCTGTGGCCGAAATCGTCCTCGGCAGCATACACCCTCCCCTCTATGATCTGCAAGTACCGGGCCAGCTCAAGACAGTACCTCTTGTCTCTGTACTGGATGCACCGCGGAGCCTTGATTCGAGCGTACTCCGGTGCATACTTGTCGTCCTTCAAAAACATCTTCACCTCTGCATCACGGGCAGCAACAGGCCGCTCCCGTAGTGAGCGAAGGGCCCTGGTAAACTCAGCGAGCTGTCTACCGGTGTAGTGGTCAAGCACGCGCTCCCTGGGTTTTGGGATTACGCGCTCTTCCACTCCATCCAGGAACATCTCTCGGACCTTCCTCTCGAGTTTATGAAGGCCCTCCGCGCTGGGCGCGGGGGCGGCCTTTTGGTGCCTGTGATGCAAGGCTCTCATCTCATTGCACACGCAATCCGCATGCGTGACAATCGTTCCCTCCCAACCCGCCACCTCAGAAACAAGTCTACTAGTTGTTCTTTTGGTGGCACAGGGCTGCGGCCCTGCTCTGCTCACACACCCGCTCAGTCGCACATCCTGCAATTCGACCTCTCGCTGGCAGTGAGCTGTGATCCGCAGCCCGTCCTAGCTGGCCGCCCTCCCCGGCAGCTCAGCCTTCCGGGACATGCCAAAGATGTTTTTGACCGTCCCCAGGTTTCCCTTCATCATCTTCGCGTGGGCATCCCGCGCCTCACCAAGCTCCCTGCTCTTCAGGTGCTGGCGGCACTCCTCCTCCTCCTCCGGCACATCCATCGCCGCGGTGATTGTTTTCACAGTCACCTTATACAACTCCAACTCGGTTAGGTCCGAGCAGTCGAACCCTTTGTAGTAAGCCTGAGCTGTGCGGCTCATGACAACCATAAGGTCAGCGGTCCTGGGGATAAAGGCAAACTTTCTCAGCAGGTGGCCCAATAGCTCGTTGTCAACAGAAGTGACAGCTTGCCTGCAGAGCCTCCGCCTATTGCCCCCGATGATGTTCTTGTTCCCCATCATACGCTCCCTACGGTGTGGCACGAACTCACTCGTCTCAAGCACCTTCAAGGGTTTCTCTGCCTCGGGTGCCACCCCGGGTCCCCGCGATGGTCCCGCATAGGGCCCCGCCTTACGTTGGGGTCCAGCCTGCGGGCAGCCACTGTCTTGCCCGCTCAAGGAGGTCGGGTTCTCTTTCGATGATGTCTCTTGCCCACTCGTTGTCCCAGTCTCTGAGAAGGGAACCTTGCTCCTGGATCCTGAGGAGCTGTCTTGCGAACCGCTTTGCGTTGTGTCTGCGGCGCGCCTCTTTTCCCCCCCGCCTTGCCTTCTTGGCCGCTGCGGGGGCACCTCCAACCTCTCCACGCCCATTGCCTCTGGGCACCGCGCCTCGCCCTTCCACGGAAATCCCGCTCCAATACGCTGGGTCTGCCAGAGCGTCGGGGTTGAACAGCTGGACCTGCCAGAAGTTCTCCGTCCACTCCCTTCCCCAGAGCCAGAAGAGGTCCTCCGCCCTATCTCCGTCATCTGTGGGCAGCTCTGAGCCGCCCCAATTGGCCCTATGCTCGGAGGCACGCCTCGCCTGCTCAGGTGTGTAGCAGGGACCGAGGGTGCCCCAGGTGCCGGACCACCCACCACCTGGCTTCTCTCCTCTTGCGAGGCGGGCTGCCGTGAGCTGGATGATTCGGTCCTGGCCTGTCCGTTTGAACAGGTTCCACCAAGCCGGGGGCCCGTTGACCGCCCCCCACTTCTTGGTAAGCAATCCGGCTCGAATGGTCGGAAAGGATGCGATCTCTTGCACCCCGAACAGTAGGACCTCCTCGTAGTCCTCCTTACTGCGAGCGCCGGTCTCTCCGCCTGCCTTAGCCCCTGGGTTGTTCTGCCAGGCAAGCGCCGCATCGAGTTGGTCGATGCGCGTGGTGTCTGCGACTCCGTAGGTTTTCTTCCACTGCCACCACTCATCTCTGGTAAGGAACTCGTCAAGCTCGTACTTGCTGCTGTACTCGTTTCTGCCATAAGACAATGTGGGTAACGCAGGGTCTAACAGTGAAATAAACGCCAACTTCATAGCAAACGGACTCGTAACGTGAATCGGAC